ATGTACTTGAACCTCCATCAGAAGGATTATATGAAAACTCCACGATCGATGTTCTTGGAAAGAATAAGAATGTTTATGTAAAATCACTACATCCTGAAAGATTACCAACAGGATATGAAGATATCGTAACAGAGGTTATGGGACATAATAGTGGAATGATACCTACATCAACATCATATGGAACAAAACTCTACACTGACGTCTTAAAGGTGAATGGGAAACATGATGTCTTAGCAACTCAGTTTCAACCGTATGGAGAGAAGTTGGGGGAAGTAGATGATAAAGTTCTTACTCAAATTACAGACCATTTACAAACTCGATATGAAACCATATATAACACAAACAAGAATATTCCGCCTCCAACTTTCGATGAGGCTGTGAATGGATATCCTGAGCATCATCCTCTGTATAATAAAGTTAACCGCCTAGAAATGGATTCATCAGCCGGATATTACTTTAAGTCAAAATATAACATTACGAAAAAGAGGGAATTTTTTGAACTCAAAGAAAATAAATGGGTGTTACGAGAAACACCAGCAGCAAGTGACTTGAAGGAACGTACATTGGCTGTATATGATTATTTAACACTGGGAATAGCATACCAAACAATTACACAAGTATGCCTAAAAGGAGAACTCCGACCTGTTGAAAAAGTCCAAGCAGGAATTATTCGAACATTTGATAGTACAGACGCTAGCGTGGTTATTGCTCATAGAATGATGTTATTGAACGCTGTAACATCATTCCGAGACCCATCATCCCGAGAAAGAGGTGCTCCACAAATAGGCCAAAACGCACTCCTTAGTTTTCCCGAATATGTCAACGCTTTAAAGGAAAGAAGTTACTTCAACAAGATTTCAAGCAATATGATCGACGCTTACATCCCAAGATTGTTCAGAAATCTTATTATCTTGCACTTATCGTTGCCGGTCAATCAAAGGAAAAGGCAAATATTATTGCAAATGCGATGACCTTACAAACTTGCTATTCTTATAAACTGGTTGGCAATCATTTATGTCGAACACATCAAGGCATATCATCTGGAATGTATTTCACTTCACTTGGTGATTCAATAGCTAACGAAATAATGATGTACTATGTACTAATGAAGGACACTAAAAATACACCTGCATGGATTACGGCAAACTTTGATCCTATTATTTTAGGAGATGATGTTACAATAGGTGTGTCACCGCCTGTAGCAAAAAATCCACAAATTATTCCCACTATGGTCGCAAATTATCAAAAGCTTGGC